CTCACAAGAGTTGGCTCGAGTATAAGTATGGGTGGATGCCCTTACTTATGGATGTTAAGGGAACGGCTGAGCTTTTTGCTCAGCATGTTCTAGGCCGGCCTCCTCGCTTCACTGTGCAGCGTAAGACCTCCCGTCCGTTTCTTTATGAAACGACTGGAACTTACGCCGCATATGGCGGGGGAGCTTTGGGTACTTTCTCGAACACCCTTGGTGGGACATTCGAGACGCGCCTGATCGCAAATGCGGAAATCACCAATCCGTCTTTCGCGGCCTTGCAACAAATGGGCTTGACAAACCCTTCCCTTGTTGCGTGGGAGTTAGTTCCTTATAGTTTCGTTTTCGACTGGTTCATTTCAGTTGGAGACTGGCTTAAGGGGCTCTCCGCTATGCACGGCCTTACAGTCCGTTTTGCCATGAAGAGCAACGTCAACAGTTTAAACCATGTATATTTTCAAGCCGCTACGCGGCGAGAAGATGTAACATTTGTTTATAACCAAGACAAGTACTCATATCAGGGTAAACTTAGGGCTTATGGTCGTGCTCCACTGGTGGTTAGCGGGTCGCTCACGTATCCGCCGATAAACGATAACCTCAACTTTACAAAGTTGGTTACGTCATTGGCTTTACTGAAAGCGGCTCGCCGTCCCTGAAATGGGCGAACGTTCCTGCGCGATGCAGGTTATCTCTTCAATTGGAGTTTTATATATGGCAGCAGCTGCCGACCTCACCCTCAAGAATAACGCGGCCGCTAACGTCACGTTCAACGTTTATTCGGTTAATCCGGATAGCGTTGAATGGGTCGAAAGCGGTGCGACGTCTATCCTTGGTACGTCTCGTTTTGTGATGAGTCGCAAGATTCCCGCAGACAAGGCGAACGGTGTTTACCGCATCGGGGGAAAGCTCACACGTCCCGTAGTCAACGGAACGACCGGAGCTCTGGACGGGACCTATACGGCCACGTTCGAGATTCTCCGTCCGGCAAAGCTTACTGTGGCCGATGCCGATGAACTGTATGCTCGCTTCAAGGAAGCAGTAGCACAGGCCATCGTCAAGACCGCGGCTGAGTCGGGCGCCATTCCTACCTAACTAAAGGACTCACAATGTGTTCTTCAAACGCTTTGAGAACCACGCATAGCGTAGCCCTGTGCTCGCTCGTAAGAGACTTAACGAAAGTTCGGTCGATACCTCCAGCTGAAATCTGTTGGGATTTATTTCCTTTCAGGTTTTGTAGGTTGGTGATGCCTCCGGTGAAACAGCCATCCAAGCCTCTCGAGGCTAAGAATGACTGGATTGATCCGGAAGACTGTGTACCCACGGTTAGTGAATGGTTGAGAGCTGATAAGGCGATTCTCCGTCGACGTGATGTCGATGAAGGATTTAGCGATAGTCAGTTTATCATTACGTAATTGTAATGAAGTCTCATAGGAGCGGTAGAGAGCTTCGCGCTCTCGCCGGTACTCTCAGGCATACGCTTGAGAGCTACAGGGCGCCTTACAACGCCCTGTTTACTGTTGCCACGGATTTATATGAATCCTTGAACACGCCAGTTTCGCTTAGCTGCGAAATTCTTCTTCGCTACGGGGAGGTCGAACAACTTGTTCGACGCTCCGTAGATCCGAAATCATATAATTCGGCTTCTCTGTTTGCTGACGACTACCAAGCTGTCAGCTTTCTGAAGAAGTCTCCCTTGAAAATACAGGGTGTTGATCCGGAGTCAGCCGCTAAGATTAAGTTCTTAGAGGCTGAGGAGGCGTGTCGAGTTACTAACAACCGTTTCCGAAACCTTTGCTCTGCCCCGTCGACGACGGGTAGCAGCCTTATAAGGCGCGTCCTTTGGCGCGCTATTGGAAAAATAGCTCAGGTGACGGGACCGGTGGTTGACTCTCGCGAATGGATTCATGCGTGTCGTTTCGGCCCCGGAGTGTTTAACCACCCAGAGGCCAAGGGACTTACGTCCCTTTACGATAAGCTGCAAGTCCGTCCCTCCGTGTCGCAAGACATGGCGGAAGTTGGGGCTCGTCTCGTAATGAGCCAGCCACACTGGGCACGTTCTATAACAGATACTGAAACTGAGGGCTTTTGGCCTTTCGTGAAGGTTGAAGATTTGGAATGTGTCCCAGGCAACAGAGTAGCCTTCGTCCCGAAAACTGCCGTCGTCCATCGTGCAATAGCGATCGAGCCACTGCTGAACATCTATGCCCAACTTGGGCTGGGTGCTATGCTACGGCGAAGATTGAAGTTTCACGGTGTGGACCTTGATGACCAAACGCCTAATCAGCGCGCGGCGAAACAGGGTTCACTGGATGGCTCTCTTGCTACCATTGATCTCAGCTCTGCTAGCGACACTGTCGCTAAGGAGCTGGTCCGCTTCCTCCTTCCGGAGGGATGGCATAAGGTCCTCGATCTGTGCCGATCAAAAGTCGGTCACTTTGAAGGGAAATGGTTAAGGTATGAAAAATTCTCCTCTATGGGGAATGGCTACACATTCGAATTAGAGTCCCTGGTATTTCTAGGGCTTGCGTTCGCGGTGTGCACGGAGCTGGACATTGGGACCGATGAGGTCTTAGTGTACGGCGACGATATAGTGGTCCCCGTTGCCGCGTATGGGCTCTTGGAGGAAGTTTTGACGTTTTGTGGCTTTACCTTTAACACGGCGAAGTCATTTGCGTCTGGACCATTCCGGGAGTCCTGCGGTAAGGATTACTACAACGGGTGCGATGTTCGTCCCTTCTTTGTTAAGGAAGTACCTAATGAGATTGAAAGTCTCTTTCGTCTCGCTAACGGTATCCGCCTGCTTGCTAATCGGCGGTCTTGCCCTTATGGGTGTGATCGCAGATTGCTTGTGGTCTGGAATACCGTCGTGCGGACGATCCCTCGCTCAGTTTATATCAACCTCCGTGTCCCGGCCCACGCCGGTGACTCAGACGGAATAAAATGTAACTGGGACGAGGCGCAAGTCTCTCCCTTCGTTCGGAGTAATCTGAACGGGTGGGAGGGACATTTTGCGCTTAGGTACCAAGCGACCCCTGTTGAGGGGGTTCGCCCGAGCAATATGCTCGGGGTCATAGCAGCGATGCTAATGCGCTTGGGTGACGATGGTAAGTTCGCGAGTCGTTTGCTTGGAGTTCCCCGTGAGGGGTGGCTTCAGTGGCTGAACGACCTCGAAAACCCAAATCCTGTTTCTCCGAGACAGGAGCGTGGGGTTTCTTACCGGTTACGAGTGGATGCCTTTTACG